ATCTGGTGACAATTTTTGCGACAGTGACTCTAATAGAGTGGATAGAGTGGTGAATAAATTCATAAAAGATCTGGAGAACGACCCATCCTCTTCACATTATTTATTGGCTCACAATCTAAAGCATTCCACTATACCTCTTGTTATATATAGAAACATAACAAGAGAACAATGTGCTGAGATATTTCGTAATATTAACCGCACAAAACAACCAAATGCTCACAACATTAGGCAATCAAGAAGCACACCGATAGCAGAATATGTGAGAAAGTTGAGAAAGGACTTGAAAAGTTCTTTAGAGCGAGTCGTTGTTGCCAAGTATATTCCAGATATGCAAGACGATGAATTGATAGCTAAAAGCCTCATGGTTCTAGTGAACAAGTACAGTGATGAGTCTATGAATAAAGCTTGGGACTTAAAAGAAAAGGATCTCAATGTTTGGTATGAGAAAGGAGTTGGTTTTTATAACATCGAAGACCCAAATTGCCCTTATATACCATCAGAGCTAGAAAGAGCTGGTGCTATTATAAAGGAAACTTTTAGAACCATTATGAATCAAAAAGTATTTCCAAATAGTAAGTTGATCCCAATGGAACAATACTGGTCTCTTTTGTCTGCTTGTGCTTGGGCTTATGATAACTCTTTTTATATCAAAGACCCTGAAGTGTTTTTTCAAGAAATTAGAGAAATCCATGTTGCTCTAAAATCTAAATCAGAAGCCACATTTCATAACGATAGAAACAATGCTGAAGATCCTGATTCTATTAGAGAGAAAGACTATTACTTTAGACAATGTACCACGTTTCATGTTTCTTCCAACAGAACAAGAATGTTAAAGGACTACCTTGTTCCTAAATTGAACAGAAGTGCTTTCAAATCTTTGAGAATGAAACAATTCATTGCTGCAAAGTAACAAAACAAACCACAGGGAGGCATGGGTTTTAGATGCCTCAAGTTTTTTATAAAAAAATACTTGACAAACTTTCAATAGTATGTTATAATATAAATATCACAAACAAAGGAGGAAACAATGAGTGAAAAAGAACAATTAAAAAAGATTGAACGTGATTTACGCTTAACTGCTTTTCACATGGCAAGAGAAATCTTAACAGAACAAATCCATGTCCTGATTCAATCAGGAGCAAAAGTAACAGCTCCAACTACAGAACAGATTCAAAAAGAAGCAGAAAAAATATTAGTTTTTTTAAATAAATAACTTGACAAACTTTTAATAGTATGTTATGATATAAATATCACAAACAAAGGAGAAAATAATGAGTGATAACGAAAATGATAAACTAAAAGTCATCAACCGTTGTAGAAGACTAGCAACTTTATTAGAAAAAGAAGCACCAAACATTATTTTAACTAATGAAATACTTTCTTTGAGAGAAGCTATCAATTCTTTTGAGAGAGTAAGACAATCTGAAATGGTTAATAAAAAAAGTTAAAAAAATACTTGACAAATAAAACAAAACATGTTATATTAATTGTATAACAAACAACAAAACAAAAACTTTATTAAGTTTGCTCTGTGCCTCTCACTTTTGTGGGAGGACCCTTTACATCGCCGAAAAACAAAATAAAAAAAAATAAAAAAATACTTGACAAAATGTTGAGAACATGTTATAATAATAACACGATGGTTGATTGAGAGATCAACCGAAACTAAAACCTCTCAAAACTAAATGACAACTAACACCTGAGGAGGAAATATGTCAAACAATACATTCACATTCAACGCTAACGTTTACACCGGAAGCTTCACAAAGAAAGATGGTTCTACACGAACAATGCGTTTCTTAAAGCAAAATGCTGTACCACAATCTTTACAAGGTTCTGGGAAAAAGCCTCGCTACTTAGACACAAAGCATGAAGTTGTGTTTGATCTTGACCAAAATGAATGGAGAGTGTTTAATCACAATAGAATTGTAGAAACACCAACATTCTCAAGACAAGAAGTTTCTATCAACGGATAAGAACAGATTAATCAATAAAATATAAAAATGTAATAAACAGGAATCTACCTTCCTTCTAGTTGTTTGCCAAGATCACCAACGCTTATAAAAAACTTGGCCCTCATTATCTTCCTATTACAAGGACTGTAAATGGAAGCGATTTCGGTTGGAATACAAAGTATTCTTGCCTTAGACATAAACAGTCAATAACATTAACGATTAAGGAGTAAAATTATGGCTTTAAACTTAGATGCGATGCGGGAAAAATTAGAAGCATCAAAAAACGGTAACAAAGCAAAAAGCAATGATACCAAGTGGAGACCTGAACAAGGTGACCAAACAATTAGAATTCTTCCAACAAAAGATGGTGATCCGTTTAAGGAATTTCACTTTCACTACAATGTTGCTAAGAACCCTGGAATTATGTGCCCAAAGCGTAATTTCAATGAAGAATGTCCAATTTGCGACTTTGCTTCAAAACTATGGAAAGAAGGCGTTGAGAACAATGACGACACGGCTAAACGTGAAGCTAAAAAGCTTTTCGTCAGAAAACGCTACTTCTCTCCAATTTTGGTAAGAGGACGAGAATCAGAAGGTGTGAAAATATGGTCTTACGGTAAGCAAGCCTATGAAACACTTTTGGGTTATGTACTAGATCCTGATTACGGAGATATCACAGACATTGAGTCTGGTACTGATATTGTCTTGAATTATGATATTCCCGGAACCCCCGGTTCTTTTCCTAAGACCACTCTCAAGCCACGTCGTCGTCCGTCTGTTCTATGCGATGATGATGTAGCTAACTGCGAAGCTCTCTTAGATTCTATACCAGATATTGGTTCTCAATTTGAGAGAAAGACAACAGATGACGTTCAGGCTATTTTGAACGAAGCTTTATCTGCTGATGGCTCTGAAGGTCGCACCTCCGAGACCCGTAAGTATGGTGAAAAAGATGCTGTTGATGCTGCATTTGATGCTCTTGCAGGATAAAGTGGTCCGGTTGCCCTCTCCGTTATGAGGGCACATTTTAATCAAACCAAAAAGGAGACGTAATGATTAACATTTTATTATTAGCTCTTATCGCTTGTGGCGATGAAGACAAGGAAGATACAGCAACCTCAGAAGTTATCGAGGATACAGCTGTTGAGAAAGAAACAGAAGAATAGTTCATAGTACCTCCGAAAACAATGAACAAGCAGGTTACGGGAGTCCCCTGTGTTGAGAAATGACTCCCTTTTTTTTATCACAAAGGAAAAAAACTATGAATGTGCACAATACAGGTCTTCATGTACAAGGTCAAATATTGCTTGGAATCATCTTGTCTCTTGGAGTAGTATCCATACCAATGATAGGAGTCATGTTTTTGATTTGGTGGGAAAAGCAATTAAATAAATTATCACAATAAAGGAGAAAATAATGGGTAAAGTAATACACATGGCAACACAAAAGAAAGCTGGAAAAATCAACATAGCAGACTTAAAAAAGTCAATGAACAAATCAATGGGAATTGAAGCAGCATATGATCTGAGAGAAGATAACCCAACTGAAGTTAAAGATTGGATTCCAATAGGTTCACGATGGCTTGATTCAATTATTTGCAAAGGAAAGATGGCTGGTATTCCTGTTGGCAAAATAACAGAAATTGCAGGACAGTCAGGTGTAGGTAAATCATACCTTGCTGTACAAATTGCCGTAGAAGCACAAAAACAAGGAAAATTTGTGGTATATTATGATGCTGAGTCAGCAATAGATCCTGTCTTTCTTACAGATGCTGGAATTGATATGAATGAAAACTTTCTATATATACAAGCAGTTTCAGTTGAAAAGGTTTTAAAATCAATTGAAGATATGATTAACCAATTTGGTGATCAACAAAGTATTCTTTTTATTTGGGACTCTATTGCTGCAACCTCAGCAGAGAAAGACTTAGAAGGAGATTTCAACCCTCAGTCATCAATGGCAGTTAAGCCAAGAATCTTTTCAAAAGCATTTCCGAAGCTAACAATTCCATTAGCAAATGGACAACACACACTTCTGTTGATTAACCAATTAAAAACCAACATTACAAACAATATGGCTGAGGCTTTAACTAGGCCTTTTAAAGCTCCCGGTGGAATGGCTATCGAATACTTTTGCTCACTTCGTATTTGGCTTACAAGCCGTAGAGCAAAATCATCTTATGTACTTGATGATACGGGAAGAAGAGTGGGTTCCGAAG